TGTTTGTGGCTTGGTCCCATATTGCCCATTTGTAACCTATCCCTTCTTCTGATCGTTCAAGTTTCCAGACTTCATACCGCGTTGTGCTTCCCATCGGTTATACCCAATCGCCTCCATTGCTAAAACTATTCCGTCGCGAAGTCCGCGATGGTACTCACTGTCACCCTCCTGAGCCTGTGCCCATGCAGTCGCCGAGTGAAGTGACCGCATGCCCTCCCTGACCGCGTCAATCTTTCCTTCCTTCTTGGCCGCCTTAAGCGCCTCAATGAACTGTGGGTTCACTTCTTTGGCCGCCCCGGCAAATCTCGCTCCATCGGCGCGCCCCACAATCCGCGTTGAAGCGCGACGGCAATGAGCGCGTAGTTTGCGATGTCTAGAAGAGTGTCTGCAAGGGATTCGTATGTGCCCTCGTCAAGTGGGTCAAGGATCACATGGCCGTCAACAATCTTGCCCTGCATGAACTTTCGCGCTCGAGCAATCTTGTCGTTCCCGATACGGCTGATTACTCCGTGCAGTCCAAGCTGCTCAATGTTGGAGTCACCATATCGGGCCTGCTTCTCGCAAAGAAGCTCATACGCCTCATCGTAGATTTCTTTAAACGTTTCTTCAAATGTCTTTACTGAACTATTCGGCACTGGTTCCTCCCTGCGACCATCGTCCTGGGTTTTCATCGTGCCACTTCCTCGCGGCTCTCGCATCGTCTGCAGAGTTAATTCCCCTTCTGGCAAGGTCTTGGAATTCAACCCCGTTGCCAACAGCCTCATATACACGAACGGCAAGGGTAAGGAACTCTTGAGTTTGAGACCAGTTGGTCAGCTCAGCCACACGCAGCTTCTTCTGGTGCGTCACGTGCGCCACAATTTCCGACCTGCACTCTTTAAGGTTTTTTTCAACCTCGTCAATTCTGTAAAGCCGTATTACTTCTTCCATACAGCCCCCCTTTCTATGGGCATCCTAGAGCGTTTCGGTCAGCGTGTCAAAAGCGCCCTCTTGATCCCCTCTTCTAGGGTGATTCTTGGCTGGTACACCTGGAAGCTCATTACTGGGTCGGATACCCTCCAGAAAACCCCAACTGGCTTTTCTGGGTATGTAACAATTTCTGGTTTATACCCAACTTCGCTACATACAAGATCGGCAAGGGCAAGGAACGATGTCGGTCGCCCGGTTCCGATATTCAGCGGGTCACGATAGTCCTGATCAATCGCTGCGTTAACGGTTGCGACAATGTCATCAATGTGCACAAAGTCCCGCGTCTGGTGCCCATCACCCCAAACCTCAAACGGGTCTGCGCGTCGCTTTGCCCGCTCAATGAACGAAGGGAATGGGTAGTCCAGCGCCTGGTCCTCACCGTATCCAGAGAATGGTCGGAAGATGTGCGTGCGAACACCCTCTGCTTCCGCGAACTGCGCGAGATACTCACCTGTCAGCTTTGACCATCCGTAAGTAAAATCTGGGCTACGGATGTCGCTGAGGTTGATCATGTGCTCGGCAAGCGACACATGATTCTCTCGCGTTTGCAGCTCAATGGGATATGCGGCGGAAGATGAAAAGTACACGACCCTTGGCTGCTTTGTCCTTATTGCCCACTGCCACATCTCTGCGTCAATGGAGAGGTCAACGGCGACCGAGAGTGGGTCTCCTTCAATCTTTGCTCGCCCGCCAACGACGGCAGCGAGGTGAATCACAAGGTCCCATTGAATGTCGTCCTTGCGGAAGAAATCCCTTGCTTCTCGAGGGGTATCTGCGGCAATGTCTACGCCAAATACCTCATGGCCCTGATCTCGGTAAAACTTAGTGAAGTGCTTTCCGACAAATCCCCTGTGACCGGTAATTAAGATCTTCATTATTTTCCACTCCTGCTTGGGCTTAGCGGCATCTTTTCCGATGCTTTCGCCAGCCAGATTTGATAATCATATTCGTATCCGTATTCTTTGAGCCTTACTAGCGATAGGCACATTGGCTCAAACCCCGCCTGCACGATCATGTCCTTTATGCACTCAGAGTCCCAACCCCAGTAGTGCTCTGGATTCCTACTCCCAGTTTCTCCGTCTGGAGTGGTTAAAAGCAGGTGCTTTGCCTTGTTCCGAATGGAGGAAAGAACAATTTCTGGATTATCAATATGCTCAAGTGTCTCAGAGCAAATGAACAAATCAACTTCTGGTATCAGGTTAATGGTCTCCTCAATCGGTCCGGTTATTTCGTACCCTGATGCTAGATCGCCAATATACCTTTTCCCGACAGTCAATGAATTTATGATCGTGGCATCTCCGGCGGAAAGGTCTGCCGCGGTTTCAATTGGACCGAGCCATTTTGCAACCGCGATAGTTGCCTGAACCCTGAGAATATGATCGTGGAATCCTGCGTGGCTGTGGGGTGATCGGTATAGCGCTTCTAGCTCCTTTTGTTCGTGCGCACCCCGTAGCCTCTCCCGGTACATCCTACCGTTTAGTCCTTTTTACCAGCGTCTTCATCGGCGAAGGACTAGGCCGACGTCCGTCTGCATCTGTGTCTTCTCATAGTCCTCGTAGGCGATGCGATCTTTTTCGTACACATGGGAGGCGTTCACTTCCTGGTACTGAAGGTCGTTGATTGCTTTGCCAGCCAGATAGTGCATGTGCTCAATGACAACATCAGCCCGGTACTGAAGGTTTCCAATCTTCACCCCGAAGTCCCTCCAGAAGTTATCCATGTACATGTGAACAAGGACGGGGGGAACCATGTAGCCGATGCGGCGAACAATTTCCGCAGACATCGTTACGGCCGTTGGGAGGTTGGCCCCCTGCAGGAGATCGTCCCCATATGCAACGCCGGGTCGCTCGCCAATCGCATCAGAAAGAATTCTGTCCCACCCCTTCGTTCGTGGTCGGTGGTCATCGCCCATGAAGGAAAGAAATTCGTACTTGTCAGCATTCTGCGTCGCAAGCAGGTTTAGCGTTCCGCCCATTCGCAGTCGCGGGTTAATAGACGACCTCTCAAGAACCCGAGCGGAGTATTCGCTCTTGTCGTCATCATCTAAGCCAAAGAGAATATCGGCGTCTTCCGCAGTCTCTTCAAATGCGGTAAGAAGCTCGTCGCAAGACTGCGGTCGCTTTCGGCTTGGAACAATAAGTAGCAATCGGCTCACGATATCCCCACTTTCTTGGCAATTAGCCAACTCACCTCATCATCGGAAAGGCGAATAAAAACTTCCCCTCCGTCGGCAATCGTTACGGCATACGGCTCTTCATCATCTGGGCGACGCTGATCAAGGTTAATAGACAATGGAAACGATTGGGCATACAAAAAGTACACTGCCCACACCCGGTCTGTTGGAGCCCCCGCGCGATCCGTCATAACAAAAGCATACACCATTTGGAATGGTCTATGATGCACGAGACCGCTGGGTTTTATCCTTTCTCCCAGCGGTCACTATTCCTTCAGAAGGTCGGCAATCCCCGTGACTGGATCTGGGTTGATTGGCTCCGTGAACTTCTTTTCAGCCTCCGCATCATGGCTCTCATGATCTTCGTTTTCATTGCGGATCAACAGGTCTTCTCGTGCGTCCCAGATCGCCTTGGCAAGGCACTCATGACGACGGTAGACGATGGTCTGATAGGTGTCAGAGCGGGGGACCACGCCGTATTCATTCGGCTCTGGCCACTGATGCTCAGGCAGGTCCTTCACAATGGCAATGCCCCACACCCCCTCTGGGCTGCGCTCAATTAGCCAAATGCGCTGATACGCCCGGAGATCACGATCAAGCAGTTCCAGCTGCTCGTCAATGGAATAGTTACCAAAATGAACCACAGGACTAATCATCTTCTGCCTCCTAATAGTAATCTGAGCACGAAGCGAAATACCCGCACTCGCAGATCAACTTACAGCGTCGCTCATCCATTCTGGCACCACAGTTGGCGCACGTCAAGATGATCTCTTCTGGGTCTGGCTGGGGAGCCTCTGGGCTTGACACTTGCTTTTCTTGGTCCATACTATTTTCCATTATGGCAAGCAGGAAAGCATTCCGGGTACCAGAAGAACATCGAGGGGAGCCACCAGCTTCTCGCGATGAGGTTCGCCTGCGCTGGGTCAGCGACGGGTGGCTGTGGGGTCCTGCCTGCCCGCAGGATATCCTTCACGGGGGAATGATTGATCTCCAGGGAACCTCCAAGTGGTACTGCAGGCACCAAGCGCATATGGGGCGTGGGGTTTATACCGAAGATCAGTTAGTTGATATTGAGTGGCAGCGGATCATTTCCGCCGCACAATCCCAAAAAATATTGCCGCCCCAGTCATAAGGGCAGCAGCCATTACGGCTACGCCAACGAGAGTAGAAATCACCACCGTCGCCAAGGTGTTGACCACAAGCCAGGCCAACGACTTAACCCCGCGCATCAAACCTCTTCATTGTCTCTCGTATGCCCTCAATTGCAGCCATCAGGGACCACGCGATCTGGCTGTCGTGTCCCGACTGCTCCCTGACCGTGCGGACGGTTTGCATCAAGCCAGCAACGATATTCTCGGCGTCTTCACGCGTCGCGGCGCGACCGGTTGCGCGACCGAGCTCAAGCATCTCTTCACGGCTTGGCGCTGACATTAGATTCCAAACGCCCCCGCAATGAGATAGATGCCGACTACAAGAACAACACCCAGTACAAAGTTTATATAGTTTCCAGCAGCGGTCTTGTTAACCGCTGGGGTGACGCCATACTCAAAGTATGTCTTCGTCACGACCCTTTTCGTTGAAAGCCTTCGTGGTCGCTTGTTCATTTGTCGCCTCCAGTGGACTAAGAAGGAATCTCGCCGCCACCGTGTCCACATAGGGCGAGACCTGCACGACATCCGTGCTGAGCTCAAAGTGGTGAGAGACCTTCTCCCAAAACTTCTCATTTTCTGACCAGTTTCGTAGCCAGAACCAGCCTTCCGGCGCTGGCTTGTCAGCGATCCGTACTGATAGGCGGGCAAACGATGCCCCCAAGTTGTCTGTCACGATCATCATGTCTCGGTCTTGCGTGAACTTATAGTGCTCACCCTCAACCTCAACCCATCGTTCAACGAGGTGCCATTTCCCAGTCATTTCTCTCAGGTACTCCAGATGGTTGCTCACCTACACCCGCTCCTGACCCCGACCCATCTTGCGGGTGGCGGGAAGTCACTAGGGTACCACGACATCGCTTCTGGTGGCCAGCAGGGGGACCATTGCCAGTTGTACTGTTCAACGCACGACTCACGCTCACCTACTACCGTGCCGTCCTCGTCGTTGTAAATATCTCGCGTTGTGCATACCAGCGTCTGAATAAACGGCTCTGCCCCCCTTGCCGAGATCTCACTCGCGAGCCACGCCCGGTCTTGCGACTCTTGCGTTGCCGCCCACGATGCCAACTCTTCTGCCGTCCTGCGAGAGAACCAGGTCTCCTGCAGAACCTCATCTGGCGTCAGCGTTGGGGCTGGGGTCGGCTCTAGAGTTGGCTCTGGCGTTGGGGTTGTCTCTATCGTTGACTCGGGTGTCGGTTCCCCCGTTGGTTCTGGCGTAACTTCTGGAGTCGGTTCTGGCGTCGGCTCAGAGGTTGCTGGTGCATCAATCTCTACGCCATATGTCCGGCTCGCAGCAACGGCAAGGAACGGGACAAGGATGATCGCCGAAAGCAAAAGAAAGACAATAGCCCGTGCTCGGCTACGGGTGTTCACGACCGAATAATCCCAACCGCAAAGGTGAGGATCGTAATGAGCATAAAGCTAAGCCCAATTACTCCGAACCAGTACCACGTATCAAACTTGATCATTTGAGTAGCCACTGCGCAAGCATGTAGCCAAGGGTAATCCCAGCCACCCCAAGAAGC